AACTTTATAGCATCATAGAGGAATTGAATAAAATGGAAGATAATGTAGAATCTTACGCATTAAAAGCTAAAATACTCCCTGCAATAAATCACTTAGAAAAGGGCTTAAACAGCATAACTTCAATTAGAAATAATGTAGGTCTCTAACCTTCCTGTTTCCTGACAGTTTCAGGCGTGGACATGGCATACGATATTAACCAACCTCACTCACATTAAACAGAGAAGGTTAATATCCTAATTCTTTTTTAAGTCTATTGTATTGCTTTTCAGACCGAAAAATAATTTTATTTGGCATGGTTTAAAACTGCAAACTCAACCGCTTTACCTAAATTACCGTATAGTTTACGGGCTTTGTTTTCCAACGTTGGGGTAATAGAAACAGTCCTGCTAATTTTGCGCTCACCCGTTATTCGAGGTCTGCCGATTGTCTTTTTCTTTTCTGCCATGATTTAGTTTTTTTGGCAAAGATAGGGGATTAAAGTAAATAACCAAACAAAAAATTTGGTGGTGTAGTTTTTAATTGTAGCTTTGCCGAAACGAATGAGTATAACAGATGTATTAGGCGTAATGGTGCTACTTGCTATATTTATAGTGCTTATGGTGCTATTCGCTATAATGCTACAAGACATTGATTAACGCCACACGGCACAAACGAAATGATATGACAATAGAACAATGTAAACAGTCGATACTTGACAAACAGAGCCAAGTAACGCAACTGCAAAAAGAGATTGCAGACCGTAAAGCGCAACTAATAGAAATGTCGCCTATAAAGTTGGGCGATAAGGTTATGGTTACCACAAGGATTTATAGTGCCTCTAAAGACCCATATGATAAACAACAAACGGGCTTTGTGAAAGAGGTTGAATTAAGCTATAAACTTGAATTTAACTACAAAGTGTTTGAACCTAACAAGGATGGAACAAAAGCGGGACAGAAACGTATCGGTTTTAACGGCACAATTACCAAAATATGAAACCACTAACACCAGCGCAACAGAGGGTCGTAGATGTGATGAAGAAAACAAAATCAATGATACGCAAATACAATAAGCACGGTTGGTTTGAATATGTCGGAACGGGTGGCACTATCCTTACAGGTACGGGTAAAAGCCTCGTATCAAACGGTATAGTGCAATACAGCTATGAAATAGGCGGCTATAACTTCTACACCCTTTCACCCGAATACAAATGAACCAACAATACAAAGGCAACAAGGAATGGCAGAAACGGTACGCAGAGGCGCATTATAAAATGTCGTGCGAAAAGTATCCGACGGCGATTAAAAACGGGCTGTATTGTAATCCTAAATTCCCCGATGTGAAAACAACCAACGGGATAACGACATTTATTATTAACCTCATTAATTGGAGTGGGGGACTTGCCGAAAGGACAGGTACAGAGGGGCGGGTAATAAAAGGTAAGGACTATAAAACGGCAGACGGCGGAACTATTGTAGGTAAGACAATCAGGATTAAAAATAGCGGCAAAGGTGCTACGGATATAGCCGTTACATGGAAAGGTCGCACCATTAAGATAGAGGTAAAGAACAAGCACACGAAAGACCGATTTAAAGAGATTGATACGAAAACAGGTAAGCAGTCAAAGCAAGCCGAATACAGGGACAAAGCAATTAGGGCAGGCGCAATCCACTACATAGCCACCGATGTAGATAGTTTTTTATCTTGGTGGAATGACTTAATAGAAACCATTTAAAACGATAAACATGAAACTCACAGTTGAACAATGGCTACAAAGAATAGCCGACCCCGTTGTAAGGGAAAGTGCCTTGAGGCAGATGAATGTTGATAGACTTGATGAGGTAGAAAGCATAGACGATGCAATAGAAAAGTTTGCAATTTGGGGTAGAACCAAAGAAGGATATGGCTATTGGGATAACTTATGTTGCAACCCGCCCGCCCTACTCCCGCTACCCGAAACGCTGCCAAATGATAACCCGCTATTCAAACACATGGCAGACAATCACGGGTTAACGCTCACCGATAGCGAACTGAACGATATTATTAACGTGGTAAAACATCACGAAGCATTATTAAACGAAAGATAGAACTATGAAACTGACACCAGCACAGAAAGAAGTTATAGCCAAAATGAGAACAGGGGCTTGTATTATGGATTTAAAAGATGGTTACTACTATACGGGTGGTAGTGGTCGTGTTGACGGCAGGGTAGTTAAATCGCTTAATAAAATGGGACTTTTATCATACCAAACACCGTACAGATTAACCGACCTCGGCAAAACGATTGAAATATAACACCACCCCCAACCACCGCACATGGCTACGATAAAAAAAGAATTTGGTAATACTCGCAAACGTTCCGACCTAACTACTTTGGTATATGGTAAAGTCCCACCACAGGCAACCGAAATAGAGGAAGCTATAATCGGGGCGTGTATGCTTGAACGTGATGCATTCGATATGGCACAGGCGATATTACGCAACCCCGATGCGTTTTATAAGGATGCACACCAAAAGATATACGCAGCTATGCAACGCCTTATACAGAAAGGCGATGTAATAGACCTGCTGACGGTAACTGATGAACTGACGAAAACAAATGAATTGGAGTTAGTCGGCGGGGCTTATACGCTTACGAGGCTAACGATGACAGTAACATCGAGCGCACACATAGAAAACCATTGCCGTATTGTCTTGGAAAAGTTTATGCAGCGTGAACTTATACGTCTTAGTGGTGTTATAATCGGTGAGGCATACGATGGCAGTAGTGATGTATTCGACCTTATAGACTTTGCACAGAACGGAGTAAAAGAGATATTAGAGAACGTACCCGAAGGTAACACAGCTACACCAATAGGTGAAACGTACAGCGAGATATTGATGGACATTGAAGAAAAGAAAAACAACCCCGATACCTTACTTGGCATAGACACAGGTTATCAGGAAATAAACGATGCTATCTTTGGTTGGCAGCCGGGGGAGTTGATTATCTTAGCTGCACGACCTGCGATGGGGAAAACCGCATTCGCCTTGAACCTTGCATTAAACGGCGCATGCTCCCATATCAATAGTGCCGATGTGCTGATTTATTCACTTGAGGCAACAAAGAAAGAATTGGTTAAGCGTATGGCAGCCTGTAAGAATGACGTTTATTACGGTGCAATCAGGAAAGGTATATTAACTGAATATCAGGAAAAGTTAATGATTGATGGCTTTAAAGACTTCCATAACATTAAAATACGAATAGACGATAAGACCCAAAAGTTAACGCACATTATTAATTCCATCCGCCTGCACAAAAAGAAACGACCCGACCTGAAACTGATAATCATTGACTACCTGCAACTGATAGAGGTGCAAAGGCAGTATGGCGGCAACAGGGAACAGGACGTAAGCACTATCACAAGGCAGTTAAAACTACTTGCCAAAGAATTAGACCTATCAATAATAGCCTTATCGCAGTTAAACCGTCAGGTAGAGGCAAGGACTAATAAAAAGCCGCAGTTAGCAGACCTCAGAGAGAGCGGAGCAATCGAACAGGATGCCAACCTTGTGATGATGATATGGCACGAAGTAACAGCAAACCGTGATGACAAAGGCAACGACATTGTAAATACACACATACTGTTTGTAAAATGCCGTGATACTGCCCCATTTGAGGTACATATCCCATTTGCAGGGGACATACAAAGGTGGGGCAACCTATCGCCTAAAAACGAGCCGTTCAGACCGTTTGCGGGTATGCCGAAAGGAAATGATTATAACCCGAATGATTGGATAGAGGGATAAATACGCTGAAATAGGCGCACACGCTTTACAAACGCCATACACTATTGATATGATTAGAGAAATTGGTGCAAGCTGCGATAGTGGCGGGTGTACTGATTAGCAAAATATTTTTTGTTGTGTGGTGTATTTTGTGTATATTGCAACCACGCAAAGATTAACATTTACATTCATTGAACTTATTTGTATTAAAATATATGGCGGGGGTATCCTTTCAGGGTAGGTGTTTTTCTTTGCGGATTATCACACCCCCGCTATTTTATTTACCTTCCAAATCCGCAAAATATGGAATATAACATACCCGATAACGGGCTATTACCGACTGTTTCCGATGTACGGGACAACTACAAAACAGGATATATCAAAATATTCCGTTCACTTAAAAATCATTGGATATGGTCTGACGACAAAAAGCTAAAATGGTGGCTTGATATTCTGCTTTCCGTTAACTATTCAGACCAAAAAGTATTAATCAAAGGGCAACTAATTGAGTGCAAAAAAGGGCAAAGTGTGCAGTCATTAGAAACATGGGCAAAGTCGTGGAGAACGACAAAAAAGACCGTTCAGACCTTTTTCAGACTTTTGGAGAAGGATGCAATGTTGACAGTCGAAAACGTGAAATTCACTACACGCATAACTGTCTGTAACTTTGAGAGTTATAACGGAATAGTAAACGCTGACGACTACGGAGTGGAAACGGACAGTAAACGGAGGCTACCCCCAAACAATAAGGGTAATAAAGATAATAAAGAAGATACTAAGTATATATCTGCTGGCGCAGATACAAATATAGATAATTCTAATTGGCTAAATGATAAGCGTAAAATACTCCAAGACAAGATAACGCCATTTTTAGAAAAGTACGGAAAGGAGTTATGTAATGACTTTTACCAATATTGGGGAGAACCACATAAAAAACTTAAACAGATACGATATGAAAGCCAAAAATACTTTGACGTGAATGCAAGACTAAGAACTTTTAAAAACAATGTAAACAAACGAACCACATAACAATTTCAAACCTCAAAACTAAACAAGATGGAAAAGAAAACAGAGTATACACAACAAGCATTCCCTGTTTGCGACATGGAAGTAACGCACAACGGCATGACCCTGCTCGACTACATGGCGGCTAAAATAGCGCAAGGGTATTTAGCTAACCCTGATAACACAACGGAGTTTAGGCGCATGCACCTTACAAACGAAATCGAATACGCTGTTGTCGCCAAAGGAGCTTATGAACAAGCCGCCGCAATGCTCGAAGAAAGGAAGAAGTATATTAATTCGTAAACATATAAAACTAAACAGAAATGAAACTAACATTTGAACAACTAATCGAAGAACACGGACAATGGGCAGATGCTACGTTTCCGAAAGCTACCGCAGAAGGTGCGCTAATCCATGCAATGCGTGAAGCGGATGAGGTTATAAATGACCTAAACAATGGGGCTACTACGGTAGCTGTTAGCTTCGAGGTGGCAGACGTATTAGGTTGCCTGTTTGATGCAGGGCGTAGACATGGAATAGATGCAGTTAAAGTAGCTAAGATGTTGGATATGTTGTGTGAAAGTAATGTTACACTACTGATGGTAAAATGCGCATTTGCTGAAAAACTTGAAATAAACAAATCCCGTAAATGGAAAGATAACGGCGATGGGTCTTATTCACACATTAAATCTCAAACCGCCTAACGGCACAAAACCAAATTTATGAAAGTAACGATAACAGGCAGTAAGCCAAAACCAAAAGACATTAATTGGGACAAACCACAACTTGTAATACACAAGGACAAAACCGTAATTTACACAACGGGCGAACATGACAGAGAAGTATTTTCTGGGTTTGATTTGCATGGGTGCGAACATAGCAAATTGTGGAGCAAAGATGAATTCACCCCACTGCCCCCAAACCAATCCGTTATACTGCAAAATGAGTGAAAAACTAAACTAATATGAAATACACAAGACAAATGAAAAAACGTAGAAAAGAGCGCAAGATGCGCCAAAACGGGGATATGCATGGCTACCCGATAATCCTGTTTACCAAAAAAAGGCGTATGTATGTAAGGCTTTACAAACTTGGGTTTGATTATCCGATCCCGTTCTAAAACTGTAAACCCTATCACAATAAAACTAACCAAATGCCATTTTCTGCTATTCCTTGCCCTATTCCTGACGTTTTAACCCCCTGTTAAGTGTATGGCAAAGGGAGGGGGTATAAATCGGGGCTAAAAACGGCACAGGAATTAATATTGAATAAAATGTAATAACTTTACCTTTGCACCAAACAAAACTTTTTTTGTTCAAAACAGTTTTTATACTTACCTTTACATTTGTTAAATTTTAATGTTATGGCAGGCAGACCAAAAATATATACTCCCGAACTTGGTGAGGAAATTGCCGAAATGATAGCCACAACCTCGCTAAGTTTAAAACGTATTGCGGAAAAATGCGGAATAACTTATTTCACGCTTAGGAGTTGGTATATTGACAAAGAACATCCATTTTCAACCTTGTACGCACGTGCGAAGGAGTTGCAGAAAGAACATATTGCAGAGGAAATAATGGATATAGCGGATGAGGGTGTAAACGACCTTATGACCATATCGAGGGGCGATGAAACATACGAACAGGAAAACAAAGAGGTTGTTAACCGTTCAAAGCTCCGTGTAGATGCCCGTAAATGGCTACTCACTATACTAGACCCAAAGAAATACGGCGATAAAATAGGCAGGGTTAGATATGTTACGCATCTAATAGAAGCCGGGCGTGTATGGTTACCTGCTCAACATCCTCATTATACTAGACTATTAGAATACGCTGAGATTTTTCTTGACGAAGCCACTTCCTTCAGACCTAATAGTGCTTCTAGGGATTTAGTAGACACCATGACGCAAGTATTAACAAAATTAAAAGAGGGAGGGCTATTAACTCATCCAAGTGACCCTACCTATGACAACCACACTTCACACCAAAGTATTAGAATATACTAGAAACTTAGGTACTTGGTATTCTTCGAGCAAAAAAATTAACTCTTCAATATCTTGCTTATAATCGTAGGCCACCTCTAATGCCGTTCTGTTGTCCGTTTTGTTTACGTGCTTTATTGTTTTAATAAACATTTGTGGAAGTAGTAACTCGCATATTTCCGGAGACTGTACGATTGTAGCCCAAAATAAAGCGGTGTCCCCCTCTTCATCTAAAGTATTTACGTCCACACCGTTTTCTAATAGTTCTTTTACTTTTTGTGTATCATCTACTTTTATGGCTTCTATTAATTGGTTAATCATATCTCTTTGTCTGAATAATTATTTGCGTCTGTTGTTATCATATGCGAAGGCAATAATGGCAAACCTAAGTCTTTTA